TCGGGTCGCAGAATCTTTTTAACTTCCTTGTCAATCCGTACCTCGACTTCTTTCTCCGCTGTCTCAACAGCGTACTGCCTGCCCAACGCCAACGGATTAGTTATCTTGCCCCAATGCGAACAGGTATTGCAGATGCCCGGATTCTCGCTGTCAAACTTCGTGCATGGATACGGGCCCTTAATCTCCCGCAGCTTGGTGTGCATACGGTCTTCATCATAAGGGTGCATCTCAGACAACCAGATAACAGCCTTCTCCGACTCCTCACACTTCTGTGCAATCGATAGCATCCCCCGCCAGAGCGGCTCCATGCCATCTTCTTTTGCGTTCTCTAGGTAGTATGCGAGTTGACCGCAGCCTGTACCTGCCTTGGTCTTTTCAACGATGGTGCGAAACTTCGTGACCGAGTTTTCAAATAGCTTGACGCTAGTTGTTGACGGTGCAGTTGGCCTCGTTCCGGGTAGCTCGATGACGTTAGTAGCGGTGAAAGCAGGGATTGTTTTTAACTGACTGCGTATGTGTTCAGCTATCGTTTCAAAATCAAACGTATCTCCTTCGGACATTATGCGAACCGAACGCGGCTCGGCATACTTCTCTTTGAAGTTAAAGGTTTCAGGGATGCGCAGAATCCTCGCGGAGTCTGCGGTAACGGTGTTGTCGATGCGTAATTCTTCTTGCTTGCACAGGCGTTTAAAGTTCTCAGCCACAGGCTTCCAGACAGCGACTTCAATCGTCTTTTCCAAAGGCCAATAGCAGTGAAGACCGCCACCAGACGAAACAATCCACGGTGTACCGAGCAAGTCAAGCCCCGTCTTCACCATGAATTGATCTAACGCCTGCGCAGCAGCTTTCTTGGACTCGTACCCATCCAGATCAAGGAACAACGCCTTGATAAAGCGTGAGTTAGGAATCGTACGTCTGTCTTTGTTACCTTTAATCTGTGCAACTTTCTCGTCGAACGTAGCCAATGCAAAATACACATTGCACTTGTTCTCCACCCACGCATCAACTTTGGGATAAAACTCAGCGGTGTCTTCAACAAAGATATGCTCTTTCTTGTCCGTCATTTCGCAGGCGCAATATAACCCGTGACCCGAAGACGGCAAGACAACCGCTAGAAACTCAAGCGGAGTCATATGCTTCCTTTGGATTTATTCGAACAGGCGGAGTTGTGCGGGGTTCTCAACGATTTGTTGGAACGCGACTTTGTCTAAGAGACCTTCAATGCGTTTCAACATTTCTTTTTGAAACAAAACAGGTACCCCTTCTTCATCATTCCAAAGGATATACGCAGCTTGCAGTAGTTCTTTATCGGTTAAGGTTTCAGGCCGTAGGACTGACATATAGTTCTCCATGCTTCATCGGCAGTTTTAGATGCCTTCATTATTTTTAAAAGAAAGTCCACGCGTTCTTGATAAGCAACAAACACTTCTGTTTTACCAATGAACCAGTTGTAGACCGTTTGCCTTGTGACTCCCAACGCGTAAGCAATTTTAGTTACGGGAAGATCAAGGTGTACTGCCCAACGCCCAAGCTGGTTTCCCGGTGTCTTAGGTGCAGAAGCAATCGCGTCAATTATTTTTTGTGAGTAAGCCATTAGTTTTAGAAAGGTTGATGAAAAGTGCAGGGTCACTAGGCATGGAGTACATCACCCAAAGGAAGACCTAGCCCCTGCTGCCGGTGTTATATGCGCCACCTCCGGCTGGGCTGTTAGGTGGGGTACTCGCTGCACTGTACGCAACCATGATTGCGCTTATATTCAGCATCCGCTTTCCCCCGTAAGACTTACTCGTCGTCCCAATCAGACACGATGTCTGCGAGCTTCGACTTCTTCTCTGGCACGGCTGTAGGCTTGGCGTCATCCTTGCGAACTTCTGGTTCGTCATCCTCGTCTACTACCGCCGCTTTCTTTTTGGCCGCTTTAGGTTTCGGCGCATCTTCTTCCTCAACAGGCGCCTTGCTAGGCAGCGCCAAAGGTGCAGACTGCTTAACACCATCACTCTGGGCTACGGTCATAACTACGGCACGGCTTGCATCAGGCGAGGTAGCTTGCTCCTGCACCACGGCGTACTCTTCATCGGTCAACCAACGAACAGGTTGGAAGAACAGCTTAGGAGACTCGGCCTTCGTATCGAACTTCATACGAGTAACAATCTGTTCAGGGTTCACAGGCGGGTTTGATAATGCCAAGTGACGCGCATAGGCTTGCAGAGGGCGCTTGTCACCGTCTTCTTTACCAAACACCGATGTCGCAGGCAACGTCAACTGCAACACATCCCCATTAGGATTACTTTCCAACACAACAGCCAAGCGTTGCTGATAACGGCAAGCGCGACTATTACCCTGACCCGATCCTGCTTGATTCTGTGGGCAGTTTAAGCACGTAGGAGCCTGCTTGTTCTGTGCTGTTGCATCAGGCTTCTCACCATCGTTAGACCAGCAGTCTGGCCCTGTGATGTTCTCAGAGTCGTACGCTTTAGCGTAAAAAATACGACTGACTTTCGGTGCGGCTTTAACAATGATGACGTCCAGATGGCGTTCATCAATAGCAGCAATCTCTTTACCACCAGCAACCAGACGGAACACACCGCCCTTGATGGAGATACGTTTAGTGCTAGTGCCAGTACCACCGCCAGTTAAAGCTAAAGCGGTTTCAGACAGCGCGTTATTACGAGCAAATGCGGGGACGTTTGAGGAAGAAAAAAGCGTTATATTTGACATATCAAAGTTCTCATTTAGAAGGTTTAGTAACACGGATTTCAAAATCCGAAAAAGCATTTAATCCGGGCGGTACACTGCCGGGATTTTCTTCAAGGAATCGTGCCATGTTAAGTTGGGCGATACGCTTTTCCAGAAGATCAACAACATCGTGCTCGACAATAAACTTCTTGAACGAGTCCCAATCATCTGTGCTGTACCGCGTCTTGTTAATCATTGTCACGGTGCCGAAGGTGGTGTTAACAGACTTGACCCCAAGGGCTTTCATCTGGTCTTTCATTGCAAAGCGGAGTTCGTCTTGCTGTGCCTTGAGCAATTCAACTTTCGTGTCGTACTCTTTGGTCAACAGATCGATCTCTGTTCTGATCTTGCGGTAAATCTTTGCAAGCTTGTCCATAGGAACAAGCTCTGTAGGTGCGTCGGACATTTACTTCTCCTAATAGTTTTTTGTCTAGGGTTTGACAGAATACTGCGCTTTGGATTTGGATGCAACCCCCTTTCTTAGTTTTTTATTTCAGTGATAAAAAGTTCTGTAAGCAGCGCGTGGTCTGATACTTTTGCTTGCAAAGCTTTAAACATTTTCTTCTCAATCGGTGAGCCTTCTATGTGTACAACCGTTACTTTGTCAGAGTCTTGGCCTTTCCTGTCGGCTCGTGCGATACATTGGGTGTATTGTTCAACAGACATCAACGGGCCATAAAACACTACGGTATCGGCAGCAGTCAACGTGATTCCGTGCGCACTTGCTTGGGGTTGCATAACTAATACGCGAGGGTCTTTATCTATTTGGAAACGTCGAATAATATCTGCACGTTTAGTGGGAGGTACATCCCCGTGTATACATTCAGCCGCAATATTTTTCTTTGTGAGGTAGGCGTGTATCGTACTTATCGTGCTTCTAAATAACGCAAAGATAATTACCTTGCGGCTAGTCTCCTCAAGTATTTCTTCCAGTACTGCCAAGCGTGGGGCAGAATCGAACTCAACGATTTCTTTGTCATCTGTGTATGCTGCACCGCAGGATATTTGTAGCAACTTGGATACGCCGGCAGCGGCATTGACTGCGGTAATTGTTTCGCCTGCGGCTTGCACCATCATCCTATCTTTCAGCAGGTTGTAGTACTTAGCTTGCTGCGGAGTTAAGGGTACCTCGCGTGTCATTGTCATCACAGGCGGTAGGTCAAGGCACTGCTCTTTAGTAAACCTAATCGCTGGCTGCAAGGCACGATGTACTTCGTCTGCTGCTGATGGTTTGGCAATCCATTTAAACTGCGTGAGCTTCTGCATTACCTTGTCACGCCATGCAGTAAAGAATTTGGGCACCCCCTCTGGATTTACCAACTTAGCCAAACCATACGCGTCTGCCGGAGATTGCGACGCGGGAGTTCCTGTAAGCATCCAGAGGTGGGTGGTGGGGGTAATCAAAGACTTCAACGCTTTCCATCGTTTAGTCGTGATGGTTTTGTATGCGTTAGCTTCATCCACAATGATAAGATCAAACCGACCATCGTTGATGACTTCATCAGCAATTAAATTTAACCCATCGTAATTGGTAATGACAAACTCATAGCTTTGTTGAACCATTTCAATACGGCGACTAGCTTGAGAGTGGTGCGCTACAACGGCAGAGCGATGAATGATGCTGCTGTTTAAGTCACCCATCCACGCTGACTGCATGATCGACAACGGACAAAGAATTAAACAGCGGCGTACATCGCCGCGTGTCATCAGGTAGTCCGCAGCCCAAAGCGCTGAGAGGGTTTTACCTGTACCCGGCTCGGAAAAAACGAACGCCTTTTTATGCAGAGTGAGAAACGCCGCTGTTTCAATTTGATGAGCCATCGGTTTGTATTTGCCCGGCCAGTTGTACCTCTTCGTAATAGGAGAAGGAACGTTTTTAACACCGAGATTTTTAAGAACCCTAGCTTCGTCAAGTCCCCAATAGACCGCAATCTCTGTCGAGCCATCGTCATAACTATTCATCACCCTATGTTTAGGAATTACACGATACTTATCTGGATTGCGAGTGCGAAACAGCAACGCTTTATCTTCAATTATTTGCATTTACCTCTCCAGTTACGATGTCTACTGCATCTTTGTATCCTTTTTTATATCCGTACTTATGTCCTTCTAGCCAACAATAACGAGCACTGTGTAGCCCGATGACTTTTTTCTCTGCTTCACTAAGGGATTCCCACCATTGATCGAAGGTCATTTGTTATCACTCCTATTTGCTTTGACGCTGCGTACTCTCAAATTAGACTTCGTTGTTGTACCGCCTGAGCGCAGTGGTGTCTTGTGATCTACATCTTTACCGTCGCCTTTAGTTACTGCTCCGGTCTTCTCCATCATGCGTCGTGCTTTTACACGCTCACCACGTTTTTTAATCTGCTCTGGTGTACCTTGATAATTGTCATACTCACTTTTGTAGTTACGTGTTGCCATGATTAACTCCTATTTTCTTGGATGAAATTCACACGTAATTACTGCGCACCACGGACATAATGGAGAAGGTCTTGGGTTCCATACGCCTGTGTCATGTGCTTGTTCAATACGTGCAATGCGTTCTCTGTAGTCCCACCATGCAGGGTCTTTCTCATCCACAGTCATGGCGTACTTAACCAGATCATTCTTCACAACAAACAACAGCGCAGCATTAACTTTTCTAATGTGCGGGAAGTGCGCAAATACCATCAGTGCCATCAGCTTTAACTGCTCACGGTCTGGGTACTTGTTGTTACCTGTCTTGTAGTCAACTACCCACGCCGTCAGGTTGTCATCATCAATAATCAAAAGGTCTGCGATACCCCTAACCCATACAGCCTCATCTTTCCAGCCGCAGGGGTTAAGGTCTACCGTCAATGCCATCTGGTGTTCACACAGCTTACGTCCGGGCTTACGCTTTAATGCGTCAAGCGTGTCTTTAATAAACTCAAACTTCTGTGGCAGCGGCGTGTCACCTGCAACGTAATCCTCCGCAGCCTTATGTAGTTCAGTCCCGTACATAGTCGCTTCGGTCTCTTTGAACTTGTAGTTCTTTAAGACCTTGATCTCATGATACCTACGCGCACAACCCTCGTAGTCTTTCAGAGAACTGTGCGACCAGACGACCTTGTTCATTCAAACCTCGCGGAGTCAATTGCTTGGGATAGACGCTTGGCAAACTCAGATACAAATCGTTCGTTCTTGTTAAGCGCATGGGCATCCATGTCGTACAGTATTGCGTGGACTAACTCATGCCAGAACGA